CTAAAAGTAAAGGTATTGTAAGTTCAGAAGGTAGAGACGGTAGTAATAGACAAGAAAGAAAAAAACGTAGACAAGAAAGAAGATCGATAAGAAAAAATAAAGATTTATCAGCTAGTCAAAAACGTATGGCTATCAAAGAAAGTAGAAAGCAACAAAAAGACAACGTGAGAGGCGTTAAAAAAGAAGAAACTAAAAAATAATAAATTATGATTATAAATCCAAGTATATTAACTTCTGGTATAAAAGTTATTCCAAGTGATTCAATAAATATACCTGGTCCTGAAGTAAAATTTAGTGGAGTTACAACAAGTGCTGTTGCTAATAAACTACCTGATACTACAGCACCATTACGTGGAGGATTTGAACAGCAGACTAAACTTCTCCACACAAATAATTATTACATTATCAATCAAGGTGTTCAAGTAGGAGATGTTGTGTATAACATGTCTGATGGTAGTGGCGGTAGCGCTGGAGCTGCAGTTGCTTACGTAACAGCAGTAGATAGCAATAGTGTATTAAGTTTATCTGCAGATATATTTACAAGTTCAGGAGATGCTTATGCTATTTTTGAAGGTAATGGAATTAATGTTAGTCAAGACTGGGGTTGGAAACTAGTTGTTGGAGACATATTTCCACAAGTAACAAGTAATGATGCAGCTGGTTTTAATGCTGGTACAGATCAAGCTATTGTTCCATCAGGTGGAACTTATATTGGTGATGCTACTTTTACTATGACTGTAAGTGGAGGTGGAAGTGTAACAGCTTTAGATGTTGCAACAACTGGTAGTTATGACCATGTAGATCCTGTGGGAAAAACTATTATATTTGATACTGCTACTATAAACGGAGTGTTTGGTGGTGGTGGTTCTGGTTCTGTAACAGCTACTTTTGTTCAAACTAACACAACTTTTACACCACAACCATCAGAATTAGGACAATCTAAAGCTTTTCAATTATATGTAGGTGGTACAGGAGATGTATATGTTACTACTACAGAAGGAGAAGAAGTATTTATAGAAGACGTACCAGCAGGAGCAGTTTTACCTTTAGCAGTAGCTAGAGTAAATGTTGGTGCAGCTGCTGCGGCAGGAAATGGTTACGAAAAAACATTAACAAGTGCTACTAAAATGGTAGCTTTTACATAAAATAACAATTAAAATAAAAAAAATGGCACATCCAATACATAAACACATGCATACTCACATTACAAAATCAAATGTGAAAGCAGCAATTAAAGATGATAAAGCGCATATGGATTATCTTAAAAGAGATATTAAAGATGATCAAAAATTTCATGCAAAAAACAAAGATGAAAGACAATTACATGATGAGCAGCATATTACTAACTTAGCTCAAGACGTTAAATACGATGAGAAAAAAGAAGGAGTATCAAGAAATAGTTCTCCTGCTAATTTTGATTTAAAAAAAGCAGCAAAAGCAGTAGGTAAAGTTGCACTTGGAGGAATGTTAGGTGGAGCTGCTGGTACTGCAATAGGAGCAGCAATGCCTGTAATTAAAAAAGGAGTACAAAAAGCATCTGATTATATAAAAGAAAAGAAAGCAGATCTTGAAAAGTACAACCCAGTAGATGATAGAGCTACAACAGGTGGTCCTTACAAACAAGAAGGTATGTCTCGATCTTCATCACCAGTTAACAGTATGGGTGATAAAAATGACCATGATATGGGACCTAAAGGTTGGAAAGCTCATAAGCAAACACTGCATGGTATTAGAGATCATGGAGGACCACAACGTGCGTCTAAATCTAGATATACAGATAAAGGTTTATCTAGATATTCGTATTCTTCACCACTTTATAGTTCTTATACTAATCCAAAAACTTTTGAAGGACAAGGAGCAATAAATGAAGATATACAAAAATCTAAAAGAGCGTTAGCCGCTGGAAAAGCAGCCGAAGCAATGGCGCCAGGAATTAGTGGTTTAATTTCAGAAGCTGCAGGAAAAAAAGACGAATAAAATGAGCTATATACAATATACAAGTCCTTTTATGCAAAAGGAATTTCCGGAAATAAAAGAAGAAAACAAAGGTAAGTTTACAGCATGGGCTAAGAAAAATGGCTTCAAAGATGCTTGTTCAGCTGCTGATGCAGTAATGTCTAAAAAAGATAATTACAGTGAAGAGGTGGTTAAAATGGCTAATTACGCTAAAAACTTTGGTTGTTCTACTAAAAAATAAGTAAAATGCCTTATATTCAACAATGGGGTGTCTCCCGATCACAATCACCATTTAGTGCTTTACAATCTCCTTTAAATAATCACAACAAATATCACTGTGATCCTGGTAATAAAAATGAAGCAGGTGAATGTGTAGGTTGGGAATATTCCCAAAATAAAAAGGAAGAAAAAAAGCCTGAGACTAAGTACACTAAAGATCCTAAAGATTGGAATACTTGGCCTCCTTCTGAAAGACCTAGTGGTTGGAGTTTACCTGGTTCTAAAAATCCTGATGGTAGTGATTCTGATAATAGTTTTAGTAAAGATGAACTAGAAGAAGCAAATGAAGCTGTTGATTTAAAGAGAAGACAAGATATGGTTGCCGGTGGTGATACATGGAAAAATTCTGAATTAAATATGCAACCAGAAGAAGGAACTGATTATTTTGGTAATACTATGACTGTTCATAAAGATGGTAAAACTTATCAAGGCGGAGAAGATGTAACAGATGCATATAATAGAAAAATGGAAGGTAAATCAACAACTGAAGAAAAACTAGACGCCGCTCAAACTAGTTTAGGAGCTGCTGGTTTTGTGCCAAAACTTGGAGCTATACCTGATTTATTAAATGCAACTATTTCAGGAGTTAGAGGTACTGCTGGTTTATTTGGTCTAGGTGAAAGAAGTGCTGGTGATTATTTTAAAGATGCTGCTTGGAGTACTGCATATGCTGTTCCTTACGCAGGTGATTATTTAGCAGGAACCACAAAAGGTGGAAAAGTACTTAAAAATTTATCTAAATGGAGTAAAGGAACTGATAAGTTTTACTCTGCATCAAAATCAGGTAAATGGAATCAACCTATGTATGTACCGCCAACTGCAAGTAATACACTTAATAGAGGTCTGTATAATTTTATAGCAAGAAAAAATAAAAATACTCAATATGGAAACTTGTTAGAAGGTACTTTTGGTAAAGATACAGGTGGAACTATTGCGGCAGTTACTAGTGGAAAAACGGGTGTAAAAAATATTGCAAAATCAACTGATACAGAAGATCAAAAAGAGACATAACATGGCATTTAAAATGAAACCTCCATTTAATATTAACGGTTCTCCAGTATATGAAAGAGAATTAGAAGAAGGTTGTTTAGGCAAAGGTAATAAAAATGGAACCATATTAATAGCTCCTGGTCAAAGTAAAGAAGCTGAAGATAGTGTTATTGAACATGAAGAAGTTCATATTGAACAAATAAGAAGAGGTGATTTAAATTACGACGATAAGAATGTTTATTGGAAAGGTAAAGTATATCCAAGAAGTAAAATGAAAGAAGGCGATCCTAATTTACCATGGGAAAAAGAAGCATATACTAGAACTGATCCATTTGAAAAATTATAATAAAATGAAATCAAGAGGTTTAGGTGATACAGTAGAAAAATTTACAAAAGCTACAGGAATAAAAAAGCTTGCAGATAGTATACCAGGTGGATGTGGGTGTAAATCAAGAAAAGCTACTTTAAACAGATTATTTCCTTATAATAAATAATATGGCAAAGAAAAAATTTAAAGATACAACCGTTGGACAATTGTTGTTTGGCGCTGCGTCTGTAATAAATCCTACACTAGGAAATGTATTACAAGGTGTAACATCGCCAAAAGAAGCAATAGAAGCTATAACAAAAGCTGATGCTCCAGCAGAAGATAAAGTAAAATTACAACAAATAATCTACGAACAACAAACAAAAGAAATTGAAGCTATCACTTCAAGATGGCAGGCGGATTCTATGTCAGACTCTTGGATGTCGAAAAATGTACGTCCGTTAGTCTTAGTGTGGTGTATTGTTGTATTTTCTTTTGCAGGTATATTAGATAGTGTAGAAACAATACCGTTCCATATAAATGAATTATGGAATGATACTTTTGAGAAGGTTATGATGGCGGTCGTCTTAGCCTATTTCGGCGGACGCACGACAGAAAAGGCGAGTAGTATATTTAAAAAGTAAAAGTTACTATTAACAAGTAACTATAAATATAGTAATAATAATTAAAATTAAATCAAATGGCAAAAAAGAAACAAGAAGTTAAAAAAATAACTCAAGAAGAATTAGCAGAAATAAAAGAAATACAAAATAATATTCAAAGAGTGTTATTAGATATGGGATCATTAGATGCTAAAAAACTTGAAATTCATGAAAAGTATAAAGAATTTTTTAATTCTTTAGAAAATACTAAAAAAGTACTAGAAGAAAAATACGGTCAAGTCAATATTGACTTAAAAGATGGTTCTTATACTCCTATAGAGGATAAAAAATAATAAAATGGACTCTATTATAAGAAAAATTAGCATAGGCGCTGATTATAAAAATGAAGCTATGCATTATTCTCTTAGTCAATCAGTATATGGTGGACATATTATTTGTAATATTAGTTTTGATGATACAGATAATTCTTATAATATTTATATTAAAAAAAATGATGAGGTAATGCCATGGAAAAAATTTAATTCTAATATGGCTATATCTGTAGAGTACGATTTAGAATATTAATGAATAGTATATATAATTTTATTGTAAAACCTAAAAAAGGTAGATACAATAATGAAATTGAAGTAGGTGATAAAAAACTTATTGTCAATGCTAGTATAGAAGATCACAAGCTAGTGAGCAGACACGCTATAGTTGTGTCTGTTCCTATTGCTTATTGTACTGATATAAAAAAAGGTGATGAGATAATTATACATCATAATATATTTAGAAGATGGTATGATATTAGAGGTAATGAAAGAAACAGCGCTCAATACTTTAAAGAAAATTTATACTTTTGTAAACCTGATCAAATATATTTATATAAAAAAGGTGAAAACTGGTTGCCTTTTATGGATAGATGCTTTGTAATGCCTATTAAAGATACAAACAATTTAACGTTAGATGTTGAAAAGAAATGTGTTGGGGTATTAAAAATAGGTAATAATGAATTAGAAGCACTTAATATTCACCCAGGAGACTTAGTTGGATATAAACCAGGACGTGAATGGGAGTTTATTATAGATGGTAAGCGAATTTATTGTATGAAATCAAATAATATTGTTATAAAATATGAGTACCAAGGAAACGAAGAAGAATATAATCCAAGCTGGGCAAGTAGCAGTTAAAGAATTAATTAAAGTTGCTAAAGAACCTATTATAGATTATGGTCCAGATATTTCCGCAGATAGACTTAAAAATGCTGCAGCTACTAAAAAATTAGCAATATTTGATGCTTTTGAAATATTAAATAGGTTAGAAGAAGAAAAAAATATGCTGGAAGATAAACCTAAAGAAGAAGTTAAAAAAGAAAAAACCTTCAAAGGTTTTGCGGAAGGAAGATCTAAGTAATGTACGAGCAATTTTTATATAAAGTATTAGACAATCATATTAAACCTAAAATTATAAACAAATTAAATCGTTATAATAAATGGGAATATGGTTACAACAAAGAGCATGATGTTGTTATTATATCTAAAACTGGACAAATAGGTGAAATATATGAAATACAAAACCTTAAAATAGCTCTACCTAAAGAAAAAAATATTCATAAATTTGAAGAAGATAAATGGACAAAAACTCCATATCCAAAACCTTTAAGTAGAATTAAAACAGTTTTTGATTGGAAAGAATATCCAGAGGATTTTAAAGAAAAATGGTTTGAATATATTGATGAAGAATTTAAAAAGCGTGAGGAAGGTTTTTGGTTTTATAATAAAGGTAAAGCTACTTATATTACTGGTACTCACTACATGTACTTGCAGTGGAGTAAAATTGATGTTGGGGCACCAGACTATAGAGAAGCAAATAGATTATTCTTCTTATTCTGGGAAGCTTGCAAAGCAGATACAAGATGCTACGGAATGTGCTACCTTAAAAACCGTAGATCTGGATTCTCTTTTATGGCATCTGGAGAAATAGTAAATTTAGCAAGTATATCTAGTGATTCACGTTATGGTATATTATCTAAAACTGGTCCTGATGCTAAAAAAATGTTTACAGATAAAGTTGTACCTATATCAGTTAATTATCCTTTCTTTTTTAAACCGATTCAAGATGGTATGGATCGACCTAAAACAGAACTAGCTTATAGAGTACCAGCGTCTAAATTTACTAGAAGAAAAATAGAATTAGGTACAGAAAGTGCAGAACTTCAAGGATTGGATACAACAATAGACTGGAAAAACACAGGGGATAATAGTTATGATGGTGAAAAATTAAAACTATTAGTACATGACGAAAGTGGTAAATGGGAAAAACCTAATAATATATTAAACAATTGGCGTGTTACAAAAACATGTTTGCGTTTAGGTTCAAGAATTATTGGTAAATGTATGATGGGTAGTACTTCTAATGCTTTAGATAAAGGTGGTAGAAATTTTAAAAAATTATATGATGACTCAGATGTTACAAAAAGAAACCGCAATGGACAGACTAGCTCGGGATTATATAGTTTGTTCATACCTATGGAATGGAACTACGAAGGATACATTGATTCTTATGGCGTACCTGTATTCGATACCCCAACCAATGAAGTCACGGGACCCCAAGGAGAGTTTATTGATCTCGGGGTTATTCAATACTGGGAAAACGAAGTTGAAGGTTTAAAATCTGATCAAGACGCATTAAACGAATTTTATAGACAATTTCCAAGAACAACTAAACATGCTTTTAGAGATGAGTCTAAATCTTCATTATTTAATCTTACTAAGATTTATCAACAAATAGATTTTAATGAAGACGCAAATAATCAAGCAGCAGTAGCTCAAGGTAATTTTATGTGGGAAAACGGTATAAAAGATACAAGAGTTATTTTTGCTCCTAATAATAATGGTAGGTTTTTTATAACATGGATTCCAGATAAAAATTTACAAAATAGATATATAGAGAAAAATGGTATTAAATATCCTGGTAATGAGCATATAGGTGCGTTTGGATGCGACCCTTATGACATATCAGGAACAGTAGATAAACGAGGTTCTAATGGCTCTTTACATGGATTAACTAAGTTTAGCATGGAAGACGCGCCAGCTGATCATTTTTTCTTAGAATATATAGCAAGACCAGCCACGGCGGAAATGTTTTTTGAAGATGTATTAATGGCTTGTATATTTTATGGTATGCCAATATTAGCAGAAAATAATAAACCTAGATTATTATATCATTTTAAAAGAAGAGGTTACAGAGGTTTTTCAATGAATAGACCTGATAAAGTTTGGAATAAATTATCTGTAACAGAAAGAGAAATAGGTGGAATACCTAACTCAAGTGAAGATATTAAACAAGCTCATGCGGCGGCAATAGAAAGTTATATTGAAAATTCAATAGGATTTAATGGAGATGGATATGGAGACTTATATTTCCAAAGAACTTTAGAAGATTGGGCTTCTTTTGATATTAATAATAGAACAACACATGATGCTTCTATTAGTTCAGGACTTGCTATTATGGCGTGTAATAAAAATAGATACGCACCAGTAAGTAGAAGAAAAAGACAACCTATTGATTTAGGTATTAAAAAATATGATAATAAAGGATTAGTTTCAAAAATAATTAAATAAATGAATACATACGCAAATCCAAATAGTGCATTTCCGAGCCAAACTGTGCCAGATGTAGAAAAAGCTTCCCCAGAATACGGAAGAAAAGTTGCACAAGCTATAGAAAGCGAGTGGTGGAGACAAGGTGGTAATGGTACTAGATTTGCTACTTCTTTTAATAGATTTCATACATTAAGATTATATGCTAGAGGAGAACAACCTGTACAAAAATATAAAGATGAACTAGCTATTAATGGCGACATGTCATATCTTAATTTAGACTGGAAACCTGTACCTATTATATCTAAATTTGTAGATATAGTAACAAATGGAATGAATAATAAGTTATATGAAATAAAAGCTTTTGCACAAGATCCTATTTCATTAAAGAAAAGAACAGATTATGCTACGTCTATTATGCAAGATATGATGGCTAAGCAAGAATTAATGGTCTTACAACAAACTTTAGGAATAAATAAATTCCAAAATGATCCAGAAAAACTTCCAGAAAGTGAAGATGAGTTAGATCTTCACATGCAATTAAGCTATAAACAATCTATTGAAATAGCTGAGGAAGAAGTTATAGATAATACTCTTAAAAGAAATAGATTTGACAATATAAAGAAAAGGTTAAATTATGATTTAGTAACTTTAGGAATAGGATGTGTAAAAACCGAGTGGAACCCAGCAAATGGTGTTACTTTAAAATATGTAGATCCTGCTAATTTAGTATATTCTTATACAGAAGATCCACATTTTGAAGATATATATTATGTAGGAGAGGTAAGAGGATTAACTATACCTGAAATAGCTAAACAATTTCCTAATTTAAGTGAAGAACAATTAACTAAAATACAACAAACTAAATCTAATAACAATAATTATTTATACGGTTGGCAAACTTATGATCCAAATATGGTTCAAGTTTTATTCTTTGAATATAAAACTTATAATACTCAAGTTTTTAAAATAAAAGAAACAGAAACAGGATTAGAAAAAGCATTAGAAAAACCAGACACATTTAATCCACCAGAAAATGATAATTTTAAAAGAGTATCTAGAAAAATAGAAGTACTTTATACTGGTGTAAAAATTTTAGGTAACAACGAATTAATAGAGTGGAAGTTATCAGAAAACATGACTAGACCTTTCGCTGATACTACTAAAGTTGAAATGAGTTATACTCTATGTGCGCCTCGTATGTACAAAGGAAAAATAAATTCTATTGTAAGTAAAATAACTGGGTTTGCTGATATGATTCAAATAACTCATTTAAAATTACAACAAGTTATTGCTAGAATGGTTCCTGATGGTGTATTTTTAGACATGGACGGACTTGCAGAAGTTGATCTAGGTAATGGTACTAATTACAATCCAGCAGAAGCATTGAATATGTATTTTCAGACTGGTAGTATTGTAGGTAGATCATTAACTCAAGAAGGTGATATGAACCCAGGTAAAGTACCTATTCAAGAATTACAAACATCTTCAGGTGGGCAAAAAATACAGGGATTAATTTCAACATATCAATATTATTTACAAATGATAAGAGATGTGACGGGATTAAATGAAGCTAGAGATGGTAGTATGCCAGAAAAAGATACATTAGTAGGTTTACAAAAAATGGCTGTTAATGCTTCTAATACTGCAACAAGACATGTAATGCAAGCGAGTTTATGGTTAACACTTAGAACATGTGAAAATATTTCTTTAAAAGTAGCGGATTCTTTGAATTTTCCTTTAACGTTAAATTCATTAAGAAACTCTATATCTACATATAATGTTGGTACATTAGAAGAAATAAAGAATTTAAACAATCATGATTTTGGTATTTATTTAGAATTAGAACCAGAAGAAGAAGAAAAAGCTCAGTTAGAACAAAATATTCAAATGGCTCTTCAACAACAAAGTATTGATTTAGAAGATGCTATTGATATAAGAAGAATAAAAAATCTTAAACTTGCTAATGATTTAATTAAGCAAAAACGCAAGAAAAAACAAGAAGCTATTAATCAGCAACAACAACAAATGGCTCAAGCTCAAGAGCAAGCTAAAGTTGCAGCTGATCAAGCAAGAGCTGAAGCAGAGTTACAAAAACAACAAGCTCTTACAGCTAGTAATGTTGAATATGAAAAAGCTAAAGCTGGTATGGAAATACAAAAATTACAAGCTCAAGCTCAAATTAAACAACAAGAAATGGAAATACAACATCAATACGATATGGAATTAAAACGTATGGAAGTTGAAGCCATGAAACAAAAAGAAGCTTTTATTGAAGATAGAAAAGATAAAAGAACTAAAATGGAAGGCACACAGCAAAGTGAAATGATTGATCAAAGAAACAATGATTTAATGCCTATAGATTTTGAAAACAAAGGCTCGGGTGTACAACCGGGTATTTAATTAATTTTATAATATTATATTATGTCAAAAGAAACAAAAACAAGTAAGCCCGAGGTAACTCAAGAAGTACCAAAGGAAGGTGGAGATATGAAAATGTCTAAACCTAAATTTAAAAAATTTAAAGCAAATAAAGATGAAACTTTTAAAGTTGATTTATCTAAAGTAGATACATCTTTAGAAGGTAATAATAAAGTTGAACCTCCAATTAAAGTAGATTTAACTAAAGAAGAAACTAAACAAGAAGACGATGCCATTCAAATCGGAGAAACAAAGGAAGTACCTGTGGAAGAACCATCCGGAGATAGCGGAAAAA